TTCATAGTGTTTTCCTCCTAAAATTTAGTGTTGAATCAAAGAAAGCCGCTTTTCCAGCGACTCAATTGGGGTGCCAGTATTCTCTTTTGCTAGTTTGGGTTTTACTTTGTCTAGTAGAGAGTTGGTAACAGCTCTACGGCTAAAGGCATAGGTAAAGTCCTCGGTCTGATTTCTTTTCTTTTCATCCTCCAAGATGCCATCAGCAAAACCAAGCTCGATGGCCTTCTTTGCATTAAGCCAGGTCTCCGCATCCATAAGATGGGAGAGCTTTGTCCTTGACTGACCTGTCTTGATTTCATAGGCATTGATGATGCTCTCCTTAACTTCGGAAAGCATGGCGATGGCTTTTTTCATTTCTTCACTGTCCCCAATGGCCACGGTAAGGGGGTTATGGACCATCATCAGGGCTGTTGGTGCCATGAGCACCGTGGTCCCCGCCATAGCGATGACAGAGGCGGCAGAAGCGGCAATGCCATCAATCTTTACGGTAACAGTGCCTTTGTAATCCATTAGCATGGTGTAAATCTGACTAGCAGCAATGCAATCACCTCCTGGAGAATTGAGCCAAATAACAATGTCACCCTCACCGGCAGTAAGCTCTGCTTTAAATGCCTTAGGGGTGACGTCATCATCAAACCATGAATCTTCGGCAATAACGCCGTCTAGATAAAGTGTTCGGACACCAGTGTTTTCATCTCGTGCCCAGTTCCAAAACTTCTTCATTTAGGTTCCTCCGTTTCTTTGATATTTGCGAACGCGCCTGCGTCCTGTAATTTAGTCATGGCCCCGTTTATGAGGTAGAGGTCGCCACCTAAGGATTCTGGAATTCTATCCAGATTTTCAAGTTCTCTGATATCATTGGCACTCATCCAACCATTTTGCCTTGCAGTGGCATAACCACTCATACGGCTTACATAATCACCTCTCAGCAGACCGTCCACATTAAACTTGATAAATACATTAGGTTTCTCGCTTTCCATGAGAAGTGCCCTACACATGGACTGTTCCCAGCGGACCACCCAAGGGTCAAGAGTGTATTTCACAAACTCAAGCGATTGCTGTTCGATGTTACTAAAAGATGACTTCTCAAGGTCAGCAAGCATGTGAGGGGGAACTCTAAAAATACGAGCGATTTCATTGATCTGAAACTTTCTGGTTTCAAGAAACTGTGCTTGTTCAGGAGAAATCCCTATAGGCTGATACTTCATACCTTCTTCAAGCACAGCCACCCGGTGGGCATTACCGCTTCCTTGGTAGGCAGCGTTCCATGATTCTTTAATCCTTGCAGGGTCCTTGATGGTACCGGGGTGTTCCAAGACGCCACCCGGTGAAGCCCCATTAGCAAAAAACTTAGCTCCATATTCTTCCGTGGCAATGGCAAGACCCACAGCATTTTTCGCCATGGCAATGGGTGAATAGCCTACCAGCCCATCAAAGCCAAGTCCGGGGATATGAAGGACATCTGATGGTGAAAGATAGACCTGATTGTCTCTACCGAGAGTAGGAGCATCCTCGCTGCCACGCTGGTACAAATAGAAAAGCCGACCACTTGAATCGCGATCGACCGTCATTTTATTTGGCATTAGGGGATAAAGAGAAATCACTTCTCCTCGTGCATTTCGAATAATCTGAGCATAGGCATTTCCCCATAATAAAAGATGACTCATCAGCGTTTCTCTAAACGCAAAGGAAGTCATCTCAGGATTTGGTTCATCATGGAGCAACTTGTAAAGTGGGTGTTTTAGGTTTTTCTCCTTTCCGCCTGAATCATTGTATTTGTAAACATGAAGAGGCAAACCAGCTAAGGTCTCCGATAAGATTCTCACACAGCTATACACTGCGGTCATTTGCATGGCGGTTTGCTCATTAACTGGCTTACCAGCACTAGTACTTCCAAAAAAGAAGCTGTAATAACTTCCTGAAAGAGTATTTTTAGGTTTATCACGCGCCTTAAATATCCCTTGCAATATTCCCATGGACATCACTCTCCTTTAAATGGGCATGAAAAAAGCCCCATTTCTGAGGCTAAACTTTAAGTGGCTTGATTTGTTTTATCCTATTTTTCTTTCGATTTCATCAAGCTCATATCTGATCTTTTCATCTGAATAACAATGATATTCTATATGCTTTTCTCGCTGCAATCTGCCAATAAGGATATATGGCGGTACTTTCATTTCTTCACATAAATTTCTGATTGTTGTAAGAGAAAAATCCCCGGTGTCAACAAGCTCTTTGTATTTAATCGGATCTATCAAAAAATCTGCTGCAAATCTATCTGCCTGAGTTTCGATTTCGTTTTCCGTTCCTTCGTAATCAATCAAACGATCTTTTATGTCTCCGTTGATAATGTGTCCTATTTCGTGAAAAAAAGTGAACCAAAAAACATCTGCATACTTTCTTCGAAAAGTCATGATTAGACTTAAAGTACCATCATTACCTTTCTTAATCACACCCTGAACAGGAGCTCCAGTAAAATGCTTAGCTATAGCAAACTTTATTCCACATTCAGCTAGATACTCCTTCAGTCTAACATGTATCGTTTCAACATCTTCGAATGTAAGAGCTTTAAATAAAGGAAGTTTCTCTTTCAGTAACTCAATATTCAATTCGGTTTCTAGTTGTTGACGTTTGGTTATTAAATCAGTAATTCTAAGCCAAGTAAAGAGAATATCCGCGTCAATGTTATCAGAAGAGGCTAAACGATAAGCCCCTGACTGCGAAATTTCACCAATATGAGTCAGTTTACTTATATTCAAAAGCTTTCTCCATACAATAACTAAAAGTGAACCTTCTGCGTCAAGATCGATTAATCGGATATCTTTAGCATAGTCTGTTAATCTTTTTATTTTTTTCAATATACTAATTTCTTCACTTGATATTTCATTTAGCTCCTCATAATCAGCCAACTCCTTTTCATAGTTTGACTGAAGATTTATCCAGAAACTCGCATCAATACCTAAGGCATATTCCAATCTTTTCGCAAATGAAACAGAAATAGGTTTTTTACCTTTAACAATAGCACTAATATGAGGTTCCTTCACATTAGTTCTTATAGCCAATTCTCGTTGACTCATTTCTTTGTCTTCCAACATTTCTTTTAAAGTTTCTCCCGGATGTATTATAAGATCACGAGATAAACCAATCAATTTTTCTGCCATGATAATCCATCACCCCCTTGATAATTACTGTTTCACACTTTTTTAATTCTTCAGGATCTAAATTTATTGAATCTGGTTTTACTACAAGTCTAACATTTCCAGTTATGCTAATCCCATAGTACCCCTTTAAATTTTCAAATAATGGGTGAGGTTTCCCCAGTCCGGTCATTAGATAAATGCTGAAGTTTGAAGAGGCTTTTAACTGATTAAGTCTTTTCTTGACAGTTTTTGTTTTTTCATTTCCAATTTTCTTTTTCATTAAATCAAAATCAGTAAAAATATCTTTAACAGAATCATTCTCATATTCAATTAGCACTCTTAATGACCACCCCTCCCCTCAAATTAACCATTTAGTTAACTTAACTTATCGGTTAACTATATTGTAATATAGTTTTTACCAGATTACAAGAAAAATATTCAATTTATATAAAGTTCTTTTTATTAAAACACAATCAACCCTCGATCGTCATAAACAGAATTGCCGGCTTCTCCACCACAGCGAATCGCTCGGTCAAGAGCCATGATTGTGGCAACAGCACCGTCAATCTTCTCTGTGGATTTCTCTTTGTCTGCTTTGATATTGCCAGCAGGATCGGTTCTAATAAAAATGTTATCCATCATCCAGCGGAGAACAGGGTGACCACCGTGAGCGATTTTCTGCTCTAGTGTGAGTTTCATCAGTTCCTTAGTTGGCGGAGACATATCTTTGAAGCCCTGACCAAAAGGAACAACGGTGAAACCTAAATTCTCTAAATTCTGTGTCATCTGAACTGCGCCCCAGCGGTCAAAGGAAATCTCACGGATGTTATATTTCATCCCAAGTTCCTCAATGAAAGCCTCAATGAATCCGTAGTGGACTACGTTACCTTCGGTGGTTAGAAGGAAGCCTTGTTTTTCCCACACATCATAATTTACATGATCCCGTCTAACCCTAAGGTCAATGCTGTCTTCCGGTATCCAGAAGTATGGAAGAACCACATACTTGTCATCTTCATCCTGCGGAGGGAAGACCAGTACGAAGGCTGTAATGTCAGTGGAAGAGGAAAGGTCTAGTCCACCATAGCAGACGCGGCCCTTAAGGCTTTCTGGATTAACCGGAAAAGCACAGGCATCCCATTTATCCATAGGCATCCAGCGAATAGCCTGCTTAACCCATTGATTGAGTCGAAGCTGTCTGAAGCTGTTTTCCTCAGCAGGGTTTTGTCTTGCAGACTCATAAGCCATCTTTACTTTATCCATACTGACAGTAATGCCAAGGGATGGATTTGCTTTCTTCCACACCTTTGGATCAGACCAGTCATCTTCAAGATCTGCACCATAAATGACAGGATAGAAAGTAGGGTCGTTCTTCCTTCCTGCCATGATGTCCAGTGCTTTCTGATGAACCTCCCAGCAGATGCTGTTTTGATTATCTCCGGCCGTGGTGATAAGGAAGTACAAGGGTTGCATCCTTGCGTCACCACTACCTTTGGTCATAACATCATAGAGCTTTCTATTTGGTTGAGTGTGGAGCTCATCGAAGACAACGCCATGGGTGTTAAAGCCATGTTTGTTTCCAACATCCGCTGAGAGCACTTGATAGATGCTTCCGGTGGGTTGGTAGATCAGTCTTTTCTGTGAGTCCAAAATCTTAACTCTCTTGGATAAGGCAGGGCACATACGAACCATGTCCGCTGCCACATTAAAAACGATGGAGGCTTGGTTACGGTCTGCAGCGCAGCCATAAACCTCAGCACGTTCTTCGTTATCACCACAGGTTAAGAGCAGGGCAACAGCCGCCGCGAGCTCACTTTTTCCCATCTTCTTTGGTATTTCTACATAGGCAGTATTAAATTGACGATAGCCATTTGGTTTTATGGTTCCAAATAAATCCCGGATGATTTGTTCTTGCCAATCTATCAGTTCAAAAGGCTTTCCCGCCCAGGTTCCTTTGGTGTGGGAGAGGCATTCAATAAAACCAACTGCATAGTCCGCCATCTCCTTGCTGTAATGGGAATCTTTCGCCATGTAAGAGGTTGGTTTATACTTCTTTAGTTTTCGGATATGCGGACACCTCCATTAAAAAGACATAAAAAATAGACCCTAAGGTCTTCTGTAACGAGGAAAAGAGCTGTGCAGCCCTATTCCGCTATGCGTTTCTATCTTGTTGTTAATTGTATTTCTTCATCAAAGCTTCAAGCGCAGCTTGCGCATTGGCGTCGATGGGTTCAATGTCCCAGCCTCTATCAAAGTTTGCAATAATCTGGCCATCACGCTTTAGCATAAGTTTTGATATTCTACCTTCATCAATGCCGTAAGGGGAGCCTAAGTCAAAGCTTTTGATCCAGTACTGAATGGTTTTGTTTTCGACTTCGATTTTACCTTCTCTCCACATGGTCTAAACCCTCCTTAAATTCTAACTAAGATTGCCGGTAGTATTTGCTTTTCACCGGTTTGCCAGTCGATGTAGCTTGTCTTAACCTTGGTAAGTCCGTTCATCCTGCAGCCGTGCTTTTCAAATTCGGCAAGGGTTGTGATCAGTCCTGAGAAGGTGCTTGAAATGGTGATGTGGTCAATTCCGTAGGCTCTGCAGGCTTTAACAATGGGTTCGATGTCGTAATCCCAAATGACCTCAGAAAAGTCGATGGTGTCATTTCCTGCTTCCTTGCTTCTTTCGTAGGCCCAGTACATGGTGCTGTTGATTCCAGAGTCCTTAAAGTTTGCGCCGGTTGCTTTGGCTTCTTCAAACGCTTTGATTTCTTTCATGTTCTCATCCTCCATTTAGTGTGGTTTTATTTTGGTATTACATATATCACTCTAAACGAGAATAATAGCAAGTAATTTCTGTAGTAATAGAGCAGGTTTCTGGCCTAGAAGCTAATCTTCAATCGCTGTGTACCTCGAATAATCATAGCCTTCTGTACTGGATAATATCTTTTCGCCAGTGTCTTTGTTAATGACCCTGATACATCGAAGCTCACCTTTTTCGTTAGTCCCACCATCTGACTTCTTGATCCAGGGCTGGTCCTCTAGAAAATCACTGGTGAACTTCTTGAACTCTGAATCACTGAGTTCAACTTCTCGAATCACAGTGTAATCAGAACCAATGACGCCATCTTCTTTTGCCTCTTCAGTTGCTTCTTTTAGTTCCTTAAGGTTGTAGAACTTTCGACCAAATAATGCCTTCATTGCTATGCCTCCTCCCTGGATTTTTCATCGATTACTTTGCAAGAATCAATGCCGTAAACCACATTCAAGCTGCTGCCGTTGTCCCACTGAACCATGATGGAACCTGTGTCATCAACGCCCCACACGGTGCCTTTTGTGCCCTTTGGTGGTGCTTGCACATCATCCATCCAAAGGAGCTGGACTCTTGCACCAGCGGGGTACTGCTTGCGTAGGTGGGCCAGTC